GATAAAGGCAAGATGTCAGCTTGCGAGAGATGATTTCTCTATTTTTAGAAAAACCATAAATCCTAACTTAAAATGGGGATGGTTTAATCAAGAAGTTTCGAACGCCTTAAGTCAATTCTATAATGACATGCTTGATAAGAAGCGCCCAATGACAATCATACAAGCGCCACCACAGCATGGGAAATCTGTAACCGCAGTAGACTTCATTTCATGGATTGCCGGTAAACACCCAGACTATAGAACAATCTATACCTCATTCTCAGAACGCTTAGGCATACGCGCAAATCTTCGCATACAAAGAATAATGGATAGTGAGCAATATAAAAATATATTCCCGCAAACATTTTTGCAGCCCAATGAAAAAACAAAACAGAAATATATCCGCAATCGAGAAATCATAGAATATTTTGGACATGAGGGTTATTTTAGGAACACAACCGTAGGAGGCAGCATAACAGGTGAGAGCCTCGACATTGGAATCATAGATGACCCAATCAGTGGGCGAAAAGACGCTAACAGTATCACTAAACGCAATAGCACGTGGGATTGGTTTACCGATGACTTCTTTACGCGATTCAGCGAAAATGCAGGCATGCTATGTATATTAACTCGATGGCATATTGACGACGTCATAGGGCGACTTATAGAAAAATTCCCTGACGCTAAGGTTCTAAAATACTCTGCTCAAGCGGATGAAGATGAGACTCACAGAAAAAAAGGCGAGCCCCTTTTCCCGGAGCTCAAGTCACTTGAGTTTCTTTTGGAAAGGAAAGCTGCCATGGACTCCGCGAGCTGGCAATCCCTCTATCAACAATCCCCAATTGTGGTTGGTGGCGAAATAATAAAAGGCTCATTTTTCAAATATTACAGAATTTTGCCTCGCTTATCCTATCGTGTCATCTATGCCGATACTGCGCAAAAGACAAAAGAGGCCAATGACTATTCGGTTTTTCAATGTTGGGGAAAATCTACAGATGGAACAATCTATTTAATAGACCAGATTCGCGGAAAATGGGAAGCGCCAGAGCTATTGAAAAATGCTTATGCTTTCTGGAACAAGCATAAAAATTTCTCAATGGATAAATATGAAAAACCCGATTCAACAAAATATGGCGCATTAAGGGCGTTTAAGGTTGAGGACAAATCGAGCGGCACGGGATTAATCCAGGAACTTGCATCGAAATACAAAATCCCAGTATATGGCATTCAAAGAGTAAAAGATAAATACACGAGAGTATATGATATAATCGCATACATAGAAGCGGGTTATGTTTTCTTAGATGAGCTTGCTCATTATTTGTCTGATTTTATCTCGGAGTGCGAAGCCTTCACCGCGGATGATTCTCACCCCCATGATGACCAAATTGACCCTATGACTGACGCCGCAAATGATATGCTTGCACAAAAAGACCCATGGTGGAAGGAATTAACAACGTGAAAAGTAAAAACGTAAAGTTTAAACAAGGCGTGAAAGTTCAGCCTAGATACATCCAAGAATTGGAAAATCCAGATTCTTTTCTCAATAAGAAGATAAATCCGACATTTACATCCACAGATTCTTACGTAAACGCGCCTTTAAAGCTTGGAATGGGTGCGAATAACGCTTATTCAGAATCGGGATATACAAATGAAAACTTGAGCGTGAATTGGATTTCACTTCAAGCGATGTATGCAACGAATTGGATTACTCGGCGTATTATCGATTTAGTAGCAAATGATATGACTCGTGATGGCGTCACATTTACTGCGGGCATAGACCCGGCAGATAGCGAATTGCTTCAAGCTCAGTGGTCAAGACAGAATATATCAAAGAGCCTATTTTTTCTTGCGTCAGTTGGGAGATTATATGGGGGCGCAATTGCCCTTATCGTTATAGACGGTCAAGATAATTCTACTCCGCTTAATCTTGCCTCAATTAGAAAAGACCAATTTTTAGGCGTCAAAGTTTATGACAGATGGCAACTTATTCCCTCTTTTGACCTTGTAGACCCGATTACAGGTGAGGCTCAATTTTATGACGTGGTTAATGATTTTGATGGTGCCTTTTTTACAAAAGGCCGCGCACAAGAAGTTCTTGACCAATATCGCGGGCAGAGAATTGACCGCTCGCGAATCATAAGAATGGATGGCGACTCATTGCCGTATTTCTTATGGATTCAAAACGAACGCTGGAGCGCCTCAATCCTCGCAAGCATATATGACATTATTACATCATATAATACAGCAACTGCATCTCTCACATCTGCGGCTTATAAGGCCTCCGTGCGCGTTCTTAAAGTCGAAAGAATTCATGAAATAATGAATAACTCATCAGACGGCAGGGCATTTGAGAACCTTCATAAATTCGTTTCAAATCTAAGATTCTTGGAAAGCACCGAAAATGTGACGGTTATGGGAAATGAAGACAGTCTTGAAATCCTGAATTATAATATCGAGGGGATATCTGACGCCTTAGACCAAATGAAGCAACAACTAAGCGGCGCAACGGGAATTCCCATAACCAAGCTATTTGGCGAAAGCCCTAAAGGTCAAAATTCGACTGGCGAAAGTGATATGCGAATGTACTACGATAGCATATTAGTACAGCAAGAAAATTTACGTCCTGGAATATTCAAATTATTACAGGTTATGTATGCATCAACATTTGGCCGTCCTGCGCCAGATGATTTTGATTTCGAGTTCTGTCCGCTATGGCAAACTGAGCAAACCGATAAAACAACTATGGCGAAATCTGTGAGCGATAGCATCACCGAAACCTATAATGCTGGAATAATCTCTCGTGAAACAGCATTAAAAGAATTGCGTCAAAGCTCAGAATATACCGGCGTTTATTCGAATATTGAGGATGAAGAAATTGACAATGCCGCCGAAGAAGACCCACCAGAGTTTAACGGGGAGATGATGGCTCAAAATACTGAGAATAATGGCAATGGCGAAAACACCTAATTTTCAATATAAAAAATCTACTGAGCAGGATTATGCGCGACAGCTTAGAAAGCTCGCCGCGCAAGCCTCTGCTATTATAATGGCGCATGTAAATGAAGATGGCGAAATCGATAATGTTGACGCTATGGTTCAGGCGGCTAATCTATATGCGCAAGCTATTACGCCATGGGCTGCAAAAGTCGCTGCTGATATGATAAAAAGCGTAACTGCCAGCAATAGGCAAGATTGGATAAATGCAACAAAAAATCTGAGTAAAGATTTAAGCTATGCATTAACTGATTCAGCAATTGCGCCAACCGTCGCGCAAATGCAAGCGGAACAAGTAAAGCTCATAAAAAGCATTCCAACCGAGGCAGCTGAAAGGGCAAAAAATCTCTCTCAACAAGCGGTTTTGAGTGGTCAACGAGCCGATGAAGTGGCTTCAATGATTCAAGATACTGAAGGGGTTACAAAATCAAGAGCCACGCTTATAGCCAGAACAGAAATAGCAAAAACAAACTCATCAATAACTCAGGCTCGAGCGCAAAGCGTTGGAGTTGATAATTACATTTGGCGGACCATGGAAGATGCTGCGGTGAGGCCAAGCCATGCGGAAATGGATGATGGAGTATTTAGCTTTTCTAATCCGCCTTATGTGGATGGTGAAGGCAACCACGGTCCCGGGGATTTCCCCAATTGTCGTTGCTACGCCGAACCGATAATTACTTAAAAACACCAAGATTTTTAAGTAAAGCTTTGGCTTTTCTAACCGCAGAGGCTTTCTTGGTTCTAATTTTTTTTTCTTCTTCTGATAAGTCAGATAATGCATTTTTAATATTATCAGATTGATTTCTTATATTTTTAATTTTTCTTTTTATTCTTCTTTGGGCTGTTGTTCGACCAACCTCAAATATTTCCGCTATTTCTGTAAAAGTCTTTCCGTCAAGATACATGCCTACCATTTTATCCTCGTCAAGAGGCTTTTCTTTTTTTATCTTCTTTCCGATTCGACTTGTATTTATATTTCTCGCCTGGCAATAAGAATATAAAGTAGAAAAATTTATTCCGAGCTCTTTTGCTATTTGACTAACGGACTTCGTCTTTAGCATTTCGATTATCACAGTCTTCTCTAATGTGAGCATATTCCCTCATAAGTTTATAATCTTTCGAGAACGCTAATATACTTTTATTAATTTGTCAATACTTAGATGGTACCATAATTATAAATTATTTGCGCATAGGTGTTTAAATGGTAACCCAAGTAACTCCCCATATTGGAAATATTGCTGCGGCCAGCGGCCGAGCAATCAAAGAAGATGACACGATTGTCAACATTGCTGATATTCTGACGGGGACAGGCCCCTGGGGTCCTATCCCGGTTACTATCGACGGAGGGAGCACTTCAAGTCAGGGTGCAATAAATTCATCTTCGGGTAAAACATTATTTCATGCCGATTTCTCAACGGGGATAGATACATTAAATACCTGGAATTTTATATTTGCGGAAGAGGCCATTACTGACAGCTTGTTTTCTAGCGCGGATAACTCTCCGGGCCTTACGTCAATAGGACCCGCCGACCCCACAAAAAGCTCTGTCCCTATTTTTATCGAGGGAAACTTACCTTTTTCTGATAGATTTATTCTAGAATCTAAAAACTATATTAAGCTCCTACAGTCATGCACTACCTTTATTTATATTTCTGGTGTATTTAGTGATATTGCCGCGAATGTTTTATATCCAACAACAATGGCCTTTGGATTCATGGATAACAGCGTGGAAACTTTGGTTCAGCAAGCTGATTGGAATTTTGACAAGATGGACGGAACTGGCCCATCAGAATTAACGCTAGATTTCTCAAAACTTCAAACGCTTTGCATTAATGTAACTCAGCGCGATACGGGCGCTATTATTTTTGGCTTCGTTGTGAATAATATCTTTTATCCGGCTCATATATATTCAGCAACTAACTCAGCAAGTGAAATAGATTTCAGTACTGCTCATTTGCCATTGAGAACTGATGCAAGTGCAGATGAAACTAATATTTATTATCGCTACGGCTTCTTTAATAGAATTTTCGGATTTTATCTACAAGCTACAACAAATGTAGAAGAAGACCCAACTTATGCGGCTCAAACATCATTGATGGATTGCTCAGTGGTGGCCTATGGGGGTGTCTATGGTAATTTTAATCGCAAATTCTCCGCGGGAAATGATTCTTTAATTTCTGTGACTACAGAAGTTCCGATTATGAGCATTAGAGCATCCGAGAATTTAGGCACAGAAATCAATAGGACTGTTTTTACAATTGATAGCATAGAAGTTTCTGCTAATGCCTCGGATTTAACAAATGGCGCTCTTATAAAATTGCTCTATAACGGTAATCTTTCAGGTGATTCATTTACATCGGTTGACGCCAATAGTGGAGTCCATGTAGATACCTCAGCTAGCGCAAATATGGGCGGAACTCTATTACATTCATTCTATATCTTCCCGAACTCATGTAAAAAAATCAGCTTTAAAGAAGAAATTGAAAATTTCATGAATAGATTTTCTCTTTTAAATGTTGATGGTAATACTTACGGATATTCAATGATTACGATTACTGCCCAGGCATTAAATGATGGCGTTGATATTGGTGCAAGAATAAACTGGAATGAGGTGCAATAATGCCTGTTGATGTAAATGTAAGCGGTAAAGGATTAGATGTTAATATAGTCGGGGGTGATGTAGTCTCTTACTTTAATGGCCTTATGCTCGAAGAAGAAGACACCCAAGTTACGTCGGATGGTTCAGATATTACATTCTCAATTCAAAAGCTTGGCGGCGGCGATTTAACGCTTCTTTTTAGCACAGGTCAATATACCTTTGATTGCACACCAGCCGCGTCTATTGTTTTAACGCCAGGCACGGATACTGTGCCAATACAGAATTTTATCTATATACCCATTACAACAAAAGTTTTGACTGTATCCACATCTCAATGGCCAACAAATGTAGAATTCGTTGCTATTGCCACAGTGCTTTGCCAGACCGCCGCGAGCGTGCAAGCAAATGGTGTATATAATGCGCATATATGGATAGAACATGTGTCCAATAATATCGGAAATGGACATGCAAAGCATATCAATTTCTGGGTCAGACAACAAAACGCTACTTGGTTAAGCGGAGTTTCTTTATCTCCAGTCCTTGGCGTCGATGAATTTACCGCCATGACTACAGGCGGCATAGTAATGCAACTTCACCAGCATACATATCCACCTTTTGATACCACCTCAGGGTCACATTTTTTTGTGCCTAATGAATTTGGGGATGCTTTCGCTATTCACACAGATTTACGCGATTTATTAACCGATGCCAATGGCGTGAGCTTAGAAGATTTATATTTCAGCTTAGTATTTTGGGGTTCAGTAAGCGAAGATTCTAATGATTGTCAGTTATTTGTAAATTTACCCACGGCTGGCTATGCCAATGAAAATCTAGCCATTCTCGACTCAGAACAAAAGGCTGTTTATTCAATACCGTCAACATTTAAAGGCTCTGGCTTCTTAATCGCGAGACTTGTGTTATTTTATGATTCTGGGACTAATACTTGGTCATTATCAGAAAATCAGGATTTGCGTGGAAGAACACCAAGCAATGCAGCGGGCAGTTCTGGTGGTGGCGGTATAAGCTCTGTTGAGGATGATCCAGCTCCAACACTTGGCGGTGATTTAGATACAAACGGCCATATGATTTTTAATGGTCTAGCTTCAGGTACAAAACTTATTCCAGGCACTGACACGTTTGATTTTCAAACTGATGACACAAGCAGGCTGGATATTAGCAATTCCGGAGTAAGAGTCGGTGCCACGGGAGCTAGAATCACTCAAATATCTGATGATACGACTCTAGCGGCGGATAGTTCCACGCAATCAATCACCATGCACGCAGCTAAAACCTACATTGATAATGAGGTCACAACTCTTGAAGCTGAGATTGCCGCAGCATCTGTAGCAGCGCCATATTTTAACGGGTCAATATTAGAAATATCAGATTTTCAAACATCATCAAATGGTTCCACGATTACAGCCACCTTGGAAAAAAGCGGTGGTGGGGATTTAACTTTATTATTTAGCACCGGCTCTTATGTGCTTGACTGTACACCAGCTGCTAGCGTTTCATTGACAGCCGGAACTGATGTGGCGCCCACATTGAACTATGTTTATGTGCCAATCAGCACTAAAGTTTTAACAAAGAGCGCAACATCTTGGCCATCTGAAGAATATATTCCTATTGCCATCATTTTATGCCAATCCGCATCAGCGTTTCAAACTGATGGCGCTTACATGATTCAGAGCTTCACAAATGATATGATCGGGACTTTTGAATCAGGCCATGGCGAGCATATTAATGACTGGATTCTCAATAAATATCCTGACTGGTTAAGTGGCGCGGCATGTAGCGCGATAGGTAATATCGGTGTATTTACATTAAGCACAACATCGGGTGTAGTGAGAGGATTGCATAATCTTTCATTCCCGGCGTTTAATACTGCGACGGGCTCCCATGTTTACGTGCCTAACTATACTGTAACGCCTTATTATAGAACGACAGATTTAAGAACGATTACTTTTACCGCCAGCGGTGGTTCACTTGCAGATACATTCTTTAACTTAGTTGTGTGGGGTTCTGTTGGCGTTGATGGCACACAGCTTTATATTAATGTTCCAACCACTTCTTATGATGATTTGCCGGCTGCAATTAAAGATATTAATCGTACGGCTGTATTTACATTTCCAGATTCTTTCAAAGGAACCGGGTTCTTAATATCAAGATTGACCATTCGCTATCAAACCGGTGGTGGTGGACAGTGGACAGTGCACAATAATGAAGACTTAAGAGGGTTAAACCCTGTTACAGCTCGAGGTGCTAACTGGGGATTCATGGGCGCTTTATCTGATGATAATGCGCCCTCTCTTGGCGGTGAATTATTAACATCTGGTAATGCAATAAGAGAACAGGCTGGCAGCCTTACTTTCTATTCGAATAGCGGCATTATTAACATGCTTGTGGGCCAGGTTAACATAGAACAAGATTTAACTCATTCAACCGATACAGATAATCGAATCAGATTTGGAACAGCTACCCAAGATTTCATGACGAATAACGTCACCAGAATGGATGTTTCAAATAGCGGAATAAGGCTAGGCGCGGCGAATGCTCGAGTAACGACTATTCTTGCTGATACAACAATGACGTCCGCAGCTGATACAAATTTATATACTGGTTTAGCTATTCGTACATATGTAAATGATACAGTTCAGCCTTTATATGACGCTTCAGTTATTACTAAAACGGACGAAACATCTCAGCTGCCAAATTCCGTCCCTCTCTCTGGCCTAGCAACAGGATTTTTAGCTAATACTACCGGTACCGGCGTTCTTGCCAGCAGAACAATTACGGGCACTACCAATCAGATTAATTTCTCGAATGGAACTGGAGCGGCTGGAAATCCAACGGCTACCATTTCATCCACTTTAGTTTTACCTGGTACTTTAACACTTGGTGGAGATCAAGACGTAGGCTCTTCACAAATAAAATCAAGCGGCGCTAATGATGTTATATTAAATGCGGCCACAGGCCGAAGCATTGACCAGAGAGTTAATGGTACTAGCATATTAGACATTACCAGCGCGGGCGTTCGCATGGGCGCTACTGGCGCGCGTGTAACATCAATATCAACTGATGGAACTTTAGCATCCAATAGCGATACATTGTTAGCAACTCAGAAAGCTGTAAAAACTTATGTAGATGCTCACTCGGGCTCTACCCCTACCAGTGAAGTAACTGGAACAAGCCAATCAATGGCGGTGAATACTAAATATATAGCAAATAACGCAGGATTGGTGACTTTAACATTGCCAACCACAGCAGCATTAGGAGATTTTGTTGCGGTTCGCGGTAAAGGTGCTGGTCTATTTAAGATTGCTCAAAACTCAGGTCAGACCATAAGAATGGTAGGCTCATCAACAACTACTGGGACTGGCGGCTCATTGACAGCTATTGAACGATATGACGCCATTATTTTTGAATGTATCACTGCTAATACTGAGTGGGAAGTTGTTTATAACACAGGAACCTATACAATAGTATGACGACTATTAATAACGCAGGACAAGCATTACAGGGCGCTGGCGGTACTGGTAAATATGTCGGCTCTAACGATTCTCAGTTGCTCGGACATATTGATTGCGGAACCGCAACAAGCTTAACGATTCCCAATAGCAATGCGCCAACAGTTTCTACGAAGGGTGATTTTGCTATTGATAAATTGTTCACTAATTTTAGTGGAATGATGACATATTACGATACTGCGCAAAGATATTGCCCCGCTATTTTAGGCTCTGATATTGACCCAACTGATGGCTATATAGTCGCTTACAATCTTGCATTACAAAAATTTAAAATGCAGAAGCAATCCGGCTTGGTTCAGTTTGTTATATTTACCGATACAGCGGACGGAGGAACATCCTCAGCGACAATGGTAGATACAACATTAACGGCTAATATAACCCCTAATAATGCTAACAATAAAATTTGGATAATGGCATATGCCACAGATATAACAACTGTCGGTATTAATAATTTGCTAGGTTATGCTAACTATGATTTGAGAAGAACAACGGGAACGGCTACTACTTTGGCCACTACTTCCGTGGGTGTTGATAATGGCGCGGTGGAAAATACGGACACAAGAAGCATTATCTCAATGTGTGCTTATGAAACCGCAGGCAGTACGAGCACGCATACATATGTTCTTAGACATTCCGTTCCTAGCACTAGTTTAACATCAACATACAAAGGAACATTCTCTCCTACCATGATTTTATTGGAGATGTTGCCATGACGACTATAAACAATAAAGGCCAAGGGTTATTAAACACAACAGGAACGGGAACTTATTCTGGTGATACTGACCCAGTTTATACGGGTGATGTTGATTGTAGCTCAGCATCTGTTTTAAGGATTCCTGTAAGCGCAGCCCCTTCGCTTTCCGTAACTGGAAGAATGGCATTAGATGATACGGTAAGCGGATATCCTGGATTAATTAAATATTATGATGGTACGCAGGAGATGGCTATTCTTGGGTTAGCCACTGCGGATTTTAGCGCTACTGACAATTATCAAATATCTTATAATAACGCTTTAGCAAAACTTGCGATGACAGAGCAAGCGAATGGAAAGCTTGTCAATTATGTCGTTGCAACTAGCACCACAAATGACTCAACGACGAGTGTAAGCTTTGCATCTTCAAGCTTGTCAGCATCAATTACTCCGAGAAGCACATCTAATACTATTTATATGATAACAAGCTGTTATGCGAATGTGGGCGTGAATGCTGGAACTCAAACGGAAATAAATTTCTATATGAGATTACGCAGAACAAGCGGAACTCCTACAACTATATCACAAGGAAGAACAGGAAAAACAAATCTTACGGCTAATTCTAGCCCACACTCTTATAGAAATGTTCAGTTAATAGGGGCAGAAACTGCGCCTGCAACTACAGCTCAAACTTATGAACTTCAATTCGGGCAATTAGCTAATACGAGTTTAACTTGTAATATTGCCGGAAGTACTTATCCTGCATTTATGATTTTGATGGAGGTGGCTCCATGACCACTATTAATATTGATGGATTGGGATTATTGAATGTAACAGGAAATGGCTCATATATTGGTAATGCAAATCCAGTTTTTGGCGGGGTATTAAACTGGAGCGGAGCTTCATCTTTAAAGCCGCCAACAGCATCAAGCCCAACAACGACAACCGGAAGAATAGCGCTTAAAACAAGCATTACAAGCATGACACCGTTAATGCAATTTAACGATGGAACCAATAGCCTTTTGTCGATTGCAATACCCAGCGCTGATTTATCTACTACGGATGGTAAGATTCTTACTTACAATTCTGCGTCAAGTAAATTTACATTAAGTACGCCATTAACTCAATTTACAAAAATTATAAAAGCAGGCTACGCAACTTCATCGGCAACAGATACTACAACTAGCAGCAGTTTTGTTAATTCATCTTTAACTATAAATTATACTCCAGCG